GAAAAATATCCTCAAGATTTCCGTGAAGAATGGTGGGATTATATAGATGAAGAATTTAAAAGAAGAGATGAAGGACACTGGTTTTATAACAATGGTAAACCTACTTATATCACTGGTACTCATTACATGTACTTGCAGTGGTCAAAGATTGATGTGGGAGCACCAGATTACAGAGAATCAAATAGATTATTCTTTATCTTCTGGGAAGCTTGTAAAGCCGACACTAGGTGTTATGGGATGTGCTACCTTAAAAACAGACGATCGGGATTTTCTTTCATGTCGTCAGCTGAACTGGTTAATCAAGCAACCATATCATCCGACAGTAGATACGGGATTTTATCTAAAACTGGTGCAGATGCTAAAAAAATGTTCACAGATAAAGTTGTACCAATCTCGATTAACTATCCGTTTTTCTTCAAACCAATCCAAGATGGTATGGATCGCCCTAAAACCGAACTGGCATATAGGGTTCCGGCATCTAAACTTACACGTAGAAAGTTGGAGGTTAATGAAGAACTTAGAGAACTAGAAGGATTAGACACAACAATAGATTGGAAGAATACTGGAGACAATAGCTATGATGGTGAAAAGTTGAAACTATTAGCGCATGATGAAAGCGGTAAGTGGGAGAAACCTGACAATATTAAAAACAACTGGAAAGTAACAAAAACCTGTTTAAGATTAGGTAGTAGGATTGTAGGTAAGTGTATGATGGGTTCAACATCTAATGCTTTAGACAAAGGAGGACAAAACTTTAAAGATATATACACTGGTTCTAATGTTTTAAATAGAAACAAAAACGGTCAAACTAAAGAAGGTTTATATTCCCTTTTTATTCCTATGGAATGGAATTATGAAGGTTTTATAGATAAATATGGCTATCCCGTATTTGATACTCCTAAAAACCCTATTAAAGGTATTGATGGTACTTTGATAAGAATAGGGGTAATTGAACATTGGGAGAATGAAGTTGAAGGATTAAAACAAGATCAAGACGGACTTAATGAATATTATAGACAATTTCCTCGTACAGAGAAACACGCGTTTAGAGATGAAACTAAGGAATCTTTATTTAATTTGGTTAAAATATACGAGCAAATTGATTATAATGAAGAACTAAATAATGTAGCGGAAGTTACTACTGGAAGTTTTCAATGGCAAAATGGAGTAAGAGATACTCAAGTAGAATTCATGCCTTCTCCGACAGGTAGGTTTAAAATTAGCTGGGTGCCACCTAGATCTTTACAAAATCAAGTGGTTATAAAAAATGGATTAAAATATCCTGGCAATGATCACCTTGGAGGATTTGGATGTGATAGTTACGATATTAGTGGAACAGTTGATGGTAGAGGATCAAAAGGTTCTTTACATGGTCTAACTAAATTTAGCATGGAAGACGCTCCTTCTAATAAGTTTTTTTTGCAATACATTTCTAGACCTCCAACTGCTGAAACATTTTTTGAAGATGTGTTAATGGCGTTGGTGTTTTACGGAATGCCAATATTGGCAGAAAATAACAAACCAAGATTACTTTACTATTTAAAGCGAAGAGGATATAGAATGTTCTCTATGAATAGACCAGATAAAATATGGAATAAACTTTCTATAACCGAGAAAGAAATTGGTGGCATTCCAAATTCAAGTCAAGATGTGATACAAGCACACGCCGCCGCAATTGAATCTTATATTGACAATTACGTAGGTTTTAAAAATGATGCATATGGTGATATGTATTTTCAAGAAACTCTAGAAGATTGGGCAAAATTTAATATAAACAATAGAACCAAGCATGATGCTTCTATTAGTTCTGGGTTAGCTATAATGGCTTGTAATAAAAACAAGTATAAACCACTAGCTGCTAGAACAGTTAGAGAAGTAAACTTAGGAATAAAGAGATACGACAATGATGGAATTCTTTCAAAAATAATTAATAAATGATTTATACGAATACTAGAAGTTCATTTCCTGATCAGGTAGTACCTGAGGCAGAGAAAATGAGTTTAGAATATGGATTGTTAGTAGGACGAGCAATAGAAAGTGAATGGTTCAGTCAAGGATTAGGAGGAGAAAGATATTCTTTTAACTATAATATTTTTCACCAAAGAAGACTGTATTCTCGAGGAGAACAATCAGTACAAAAATATAAAGATGAACTTTCTATAAACGGAGATTTATCTTATCTAAATTTAGATTGGAAACCAGTCCCGGTTATTCCTAAATTTGTTGATATAGTAGTTAATGGGATGAGTAACAAAAACTACGAAATAAAAGCTTTTGCTCAAGACCCAGCGTCAAGACAAACTAGAACTAAGTATGCAGAAAAAATTGCAAAAGATATTGCAACAAGAGAGTTTACTAAAGCTGTAGAAAAGTCTCTTGGTGTAGATATAAGTGAAACTAAAGGAATGGAAAATGTTCCTCAAGATGAACAAGAGTTAGAAATTCATATGCAATTAGATTATAAACAATCTATAGAAATTGCAGAAGAAGAACTAATTGATAACGTATTAGAAAGAAATAAATATAATTTAACAAAGAATAGATTTAATAGAGATTTAGTAGTTTTAGGAATAGGTGCAGTAAAAACTAATTATAATAGATCTAATGGAATAGTAGTAGAATATTGTGATCCAGCAAATATGGTTTGGTCATATACTGAAGATCCCAACTTTGAAGATATATATTATGTAGGAGAAGTTAAAAATATATCTTTACCAGAATTAAAGAAACAATTTCCGGATATAACTTCTCAGGAATTACAAGAAATTCAAAAATACCCTGGAACAAGAAACTATACTAGAAACTGGTCGGGAAAAGACGACAACAATACCGTTCAAGTATTATACTTTGAATATAAAACTTATGGTGATCAAGTATTTAAAATAAAACGTACTGATAGTGGTTTAGAAAAAGCAATACAAAAGCATGACTTTTTTAATCCACCACCTAGCGATAATTATGATAGAGTTTCTAGATCAATTGAAGTATTATATCATGGAGCTAAAATATTAGGTCACCCAATAATGTTAGAATGGAAAGTTGCTGAAAACATGACAAGACCATTTTCCGACCTTACTAAAGTAAACATGAATTACCAATTATGTGCTCCACACATGTATAAAGGTAGAATTGAATCTCTAGTAGAAAGAATGATGGGATTTGCTGATATGATTCAATTGACTTCATTAAAACTTCAACAAGTATTAGCTAGGACTGTTCCAGATGGAGTTTTTGTAGATGTAGATGGATTAGCAGAAGTAGATTTAGGTAACGGAACCAACTACAACCCAGCAGAAGCATTAAACATGTATTTCCAGACTGGTAGTATCGTAGGTAGATCTATGACGCAAGATGGTGATCTAAATCATGGTAAAGTACCTATTCAGGAATTAAATAGCTCATCAGGACAAGCTAAAATACAGTCTCTCATACAAACATATCAATACTACCTTCAAATGATCAGAGATGTCACCGGATTGAACGAAGCGCGTGATGGTAGTACTCCAAATGAAGAAGCTTTAGTAGGTTTACAGAAATTAGCAGCAGCTGCATCTAACACTGCTACTAAACATATATTAAACGCTAGTTTGTATTTAACATTAAGAGCTTGTGAAAATATATCACTAAGAGTTGCAGACTGTTTAGAATTTGATTTAACAAAAGAAGCTTTGATAAATAGCATTAGTCTTTATAATGTTAAAACTTTAGAAGAAATTCAATCTCTACATTTATATGATTTTGGCATTTATCTTCAAGTAGAACCTGATGAAGAAGAAAAAGCAATGCTTGAGCAAAATATTCAAATGGCTTTACAGCAGCAGTCAATAAACTTAGAAGATGCTATTGATATTAGAGAAATAAACAACTTAAAATTAGCTAATCAATATTTAAAACTATTAAGAAAAAAGAAAGCTAAAGAGGATATGGCCAAACAAAAACAAATGATGGCTATGGAAGAGCAGAAGAATGCTAAACAGGTTCAAGCGGCTGCTACTGCTGAAATGCAAAAACAACAAGCTTTAGCACAGAGTGAACTACAAATAGAACAAGGTAAGTCACAGTTTGATATTCAAAAATTACAAGCCAAAGCTCAAATAGATAAAGAACTAATGACTATGAAGTTTGAATTTGACAAACAGTTAAAGCAAATGGAAATAGGTGCTGCTACTACAAAGGAAGCAGAGATTGAAGATAGAAAAGATAAACGAACTAAATTACAAGCTACACAACAAAGTGAAATGATTGCTCAAAGAAAAAATGGTGGATTACCAATGAACTTTGAAAAATCACAAGGAGATCCATCTGAGATGGGTGGAGATCCACCTTTATTAAATACTGGTGAGGGAATGACTCCTCCACCTGGGCCAGGCGCTCCAATGATGCCGCCACAATAATTATATAATATCATATCATGGAACAAGAAAAACCAGCAGTGGATACTAAGGTAGAACCACTCAAAGTAAAAAAGAAACCTAGAAAACTAGCTGCCAAAAAACAAGAAGTAGCTAAAGTAGATTTAACTAAGAAAGAAGAAACAGATGCCGTACAAGGGGAAACAGTTGAAAGCGTGCAAAGCACAGGAGACAGCAGCGAAGAAAGCGGGAAAGATACCCAAGTGGAAGTGTCACACGAAGACAAGAATACGGAAGAACCAGAAGTAGTAGTAATAGAAGAAATAACTTCTAATGCAACTACTGAAGAAGTAGTTAAAGATATTAAAAAAGAATTAAAAGAAAAACCAGAATTACAATTACCTGAAAATGTAGAAAAACTTGTTAAGTTTATGCAAGATACAGGAGGTAACATGGAAGATTATATAAGGTTAAACGCTGATTATAGTAAAGCAGATGATTTAACTTTATTAAGAGAATATTATAAAAAATCTAAACCACATTTAGATAAAGACGAAGTTGAATTCATGATTGATGATAAATTCGCTTATAATTCAGATGTGGATAGTGAAAAAGAAATACGTAAGCGAAAGCTTGCGATTAAAGAAGAAGTTGCGAAAGCTCAAGGCTATTTGGACAAGATGAAAAGTGATTATTACGATGAGATCAAAATGAGACCAGGTATATCACAAGATCAACAAAAAGCCATGGACTTTTTCAACAGATATAACAAAGAACAGGAAACTGCTCAAAAGAGACGTGAGGATTTTGTTGACCGTACTAATACACATTTTTCTGATGAATTCAAAGGTTTTGATTTCAGTGTAGGAGAGAAGAAATTTAGATACAAAGTCAACAACCCTTCAGATGTTGCTAGTAAACAATCAGATATAGAAAATTTCGTTAAGAGGTTCTTAGATGAAAAAGGCGATATTGTAGACATGGCAGGCTATCACAAAGCTCTTTACGCGGCTAGAAATGCTGATTCCTTAGCTAATCACTTTTATGAACAAGGCAAAGCAGATGCGATTCGCTCTGAATATAAAAAGTCTAAAAACATAAGTGATGGTTCAAGACCAACTAGAAGTGGAGACGCTGATATAAGGTTTAAAGGAATGAAAATTAAAGCAGTAAACGGAGTTGATAGTTCTAAGTTAAAAATTAAACGAAAAACGTAAATTAATAAATTATGAGTTTTACAGCTATGCATGCGGGGTTACAACCGTACCCGGAGCAACAAGTATTATCAAGTAATTACCTACAATGGACAGATGTAGGTGGTGGCGGTGCAGGAACTGATTTTGCAGATTTTGCTCAACAATACTTGCCGGAATTATACGAACAAGAAGTAGAGAGATTTGGTAACAGAACTATCTCTGGGTTCTTAAGAATGGTCGGGGCTGAGATGCCAATGACCTCAGATCAAGTAATCTGGTCTGAACAAAATAGATTACACATTGCTTATACAGACGTTTCAGAAAACGCTGGTACTTTCACAGTAAACAGTACAGCTGATCCTTTAGCAATTAGAGTTAATAATACAATTGTAGTGTACGATCCAGTTAGTGGAGTTACATTAAAAGGTATTGTTAGTTTAATTGATGATGGAGCTGCTGGTGGTTTAGCTCCTAACGAGTTTGATGCAATTTGTTATACAACTGCTGGTGGTGGTTGGGGCGCTCTTGCTGGTGTAGCAGGACTTAGACTATTTGTTTATGGTTCTGACTTCCAAAAAGGGACAGACGGAATGTTAGGTGCAGTTGAGCCAGTAATGACTCAATTCAATAACAAGCCTATTATCATTAAAGATCAATACGAAGTTAATGGTTCTGACACTGCTCAAATTGGTTGGGTTGAAGTTGCAACTGAAGACGGAGCTACTGGTTTCTTATGGTATATTAAAGCTGAATCTGAAACTAGATTGAGATATGAAGATTATCTTGAAATGGTATGTGTTGAAGGTGAAGTTGCTGCAAACCCTGCGTCAGTTGCTGCTGGTCTTTCTGGTGGTGGTACACAAGGTATGTTTGCTGCATTAGAAGACAGAGGTAACGTATACGCTGGTTTCGCTGGTGCTGCTGCTCCTGGAGCTGGTGCATTAGGTGATTTCGATCAAATCCTACAACAATTAGATAAGCAAGGTGCTATTGAAGAAAACATGCTTTTCTTAGATAGAGCTACTGCTCTTGATTTTGACGATATGATTGGCGCTCAAGCTGGTGGAGGTTATTCTTCAGTTGCTTCAGCTTCATATGGTTTATTTGACAATTCTAGTGAAATGGCATTAAACTTTGGATTTTCTGGTTTTAGAAGAGGTTCTTATGACTTCTACAAAACTGATTGGAAATATCTAAATGATGCATCTACTAGAGGAATGGTTGATAATATCAAAGGAGTTATGGTTCCTGCTGGTACATCAACTGTTTATGATCAAATGATGGGTCAAAACATTAGACGTCCTTTCTTACACGTTAGGTATAGAGCTTCACAAACTGATGATAGAAGATTAAAATCTTGGATCCTTGGTTCTGTTGGAGGAGCATACACATCTTCTTTAGATGCAATGCAAGTTCAATACTTATCAGAAAGATGTTTGTGTGTTCAAGCAGCTAACAACTTCGTATTATTTACGGCTTAATAATTATTAACATTTAAAAAATACAAAGTTATGCTTATCAATTTCATAAACCCAAACACAGACACATCAGAATTATCTGGTGGTGGGACTGTACAAACTGGTGATGTTATAGTGGATGTTGACATTCCTATATTAATCTCTGGTTACTCTGATAGTAATTCGTTATCATCGTTTGATCTTGCTATTCAAGATCCAACTGGTGGTACGGCTACAACTCTAGAGATTCAATTTGATGGCGATATGGGAGCTACGCTTCCTCAAGCTGCAATTGATGCTCTAAACGCAATTTTAGAAGCTGGTGTGGCAGATCCATATCATATTCCAAAATTTGCTGATGTTGCTGTTCCAACTGAATACTTAGAAGCTCCAACGCTTTATAAGATCACTGGTATAGAGATATCGTAAATTACAATTAATAAGACCCCTTTTATTAGGGGTCTTTTTTAACTTTTTAATTATATTATATTATGTCAAAAGAAACAAAAGAATTAAAAATAGAAGATACGTGGGAAATAAAAGATAGAACTTATTATTTATTAAATAATAAAAGCCCTTTAAGTTTCACTTTACCTTCTAAACATACAAGAAGATTTCCTTTATTATATTTCGATCCCGAAACAAATACGCAAAGAGAAATTAGATATGCAACTAATCAGAACTCTGTTTTTGTAGATGAACAACAAGGGCAATGTACCATGAGACACGTTATATTTAACGATGGCGCGTTGTTTGTACCTAAAGAGAAACAAAGTCTTCAAAAGTTACTATCTTTATATCACCCATGGAAAGGGAAAAGATATGGAGAAATAGATGATGTAAAAGAAGCTGTGGAAGATTTAGATTTATTTGATATCCAATTAGAAGCTATGAACGCTGCTAAAGGAATGGATATAGATCATGCAGAAGCTATATTAAGAGTGGAAGTTGGTTCAGATGTAAACAATCTTTCTACTAAAGAAATAAAAAGAGATCTTAGGATATTTGCAAAAAATAATCCTAAAACCTTTTTAGCGTTAGCAAATGATGAAAATATACAGTTAAGGAATTTTGGTATAAAAGCAAGAGAAGCTGGTATAATCAAACTTTCTCAAGATCAAAAAACATTTTCATGGGGAAGTAATGGTAAGAAGCTTATGACCGTGCCATTTGATGAAAACGCGTATAGCGCTTTAGCATCGTGGTTCCAGACAGATGAAGGATTAGAAGTATATAAGTCAATAGAAAAAAAGTTTAGTTAAATACTCACTAAACATGTAATCTTAATAAAGGCGGCTATTATCGCCGCCTTTATTATTTATAGTAAAACAGGAAATATGGCAATAAGTGTAGATACAGTGTACAAAACAGTACTACTAATTTTAAATAAAGAACAAAGAGGTTTTATAACACCTGTTGAATTTAATAGTTTAGCTACTCAAGTTCAGTTAGAGATATTTGAAAAATACTTTGAAGACTTTAACCAACAATTTAGAGTAGCTCAAAACAATAGTGAATATGGTAATAGATTAGATAATCTAGATGAAAGAATGTCTATATTCAAAGATAATGTTGCTTTAAACTTTATCAATTTATTTCCCAACACGTCTTATTACACTTTACCTAGTAGTATTTATTATATAGGAGATTTGTTTTTTCAAAACGAAGTTACAGGTAAATCTTACCTTATGGAGAGGGTAGATCCAGGTCAAGCACTACTTCGTAACAATTCTAACTATACTAAACCTTCAGCTATAAATCCTATATATACCCAACAAGGTGGATATAGCGGTGGATCAAGTCCTGGTTCACCTAGAATAGATATATATGGACCTGATAATGGTGTTTTAAATTTAAATTCAGTTCGGGCTTTATGTATTAGAAAACCTCAAGATCCTGTTTGGGCTTACACAGTTGGAACTTTAGGACAATATGAATACTCACCTATACCAGGAGGTACAGTTATACCAACAACTGGTCCCGTAGATTTTGATCTTCACGTAGAAGAACAAACTGATGTTATTATTCAAATATTAATGTATGCTGGAGTAGTAATTAGAGATCCACAAATAGTACAAAGTGCAGCTCAAATGGTTCAACAAGAAAATATAAACGAAAAAAGTTAATAAACTATGGCAACACCAAACGGAGGACTAATTACAGAAACAAACGCACAATATTATGCAGGTCAACAAATATTAGAATCAAATGGTATTCTAGGAGAAACTTTTTATTTTGACTTTAACACTGTCTTACAGTTAGGAAGCTCTAATAGTTATGATCCATCTTCTCCTGAATATGCTCTTAATAATTTTAAAGTATATACTTCTCCAACTGGAGTAGGTCCTTTTGAAGGAATAGGGAGTACTTGGACAGAGTACATTGGTGGATACACCATGGAAGGAAATACACTAAAAGCCGCACCTGGTCCAATTCCTGTAGGTTATATTGGATTACAAATTAAACAACAAGCATTGTGGAATAACTATGGTGGTTATGAGTATGTGAGTTTAGAAGAAGTTATAAACAACTTTATGATGATGTACGTTGGTAAAGATAAAATAATATCTCAAACACCAAGAGGAGATGTAATTTTTCACGCAAAAAGAGGATTACAGGAGTTTTCTTATGACACATTAAAAAGTGTAAAAACTCAAGAAGTTAGTGTGCCATCAAGTTTATCTGTAATTATACCTCAAGATTATGTTAATTACGTACAGTTGTCATGGATAGACAGAGTTGGTGTTAAACATATAATATATCCTACTGATTTAACTGTTAATCCAACAGATACACCTTTACAAGATAACACTCCTGAAGGTGTTCCTATTCAAGATAAATGGGAAGAAAATTTAGAAGGAACATCATTGACAGATGAAAGATGGAAAAATGCTCCTAAAGATTTAAGTATTGAACCTTTGTTTGATTATGGGTATGCTGATTCCTGGTATGGGTATAGAGATTTTGCTTTACTAGGTCAACGCTATGGATTACATCCAGAAACAGCGAACATTAATGGGTGGTTTACTATAAACGAAAGAGAAGGAAAATTTTCATTTAGTAGTAATTTAGCAAACAAATTAATAACAATTGAATATATTTCAGATGGACTAGCTTACGAAGAAGATACTAAAATACCCAAAATGGCTGAACAAGCTTTATACATGCATATTCTTCATGCTATTTTATCTACAAGAACCGGAGTTCAAGAATATGTTATAAGAAGGTTTAAAAAAGAAAGATCAGCAGCATTAAGAAATGCTAAAATTAGATTATCTAACTTAAAGCTTGACGAGTTTGTTCAAATAATGCGTGGTAAATCAAAATGGATTAAATACTAAATATAATGCCAGAAATTAAAAATACATTTCTTAAGTCTAAAATGAACCAAGACTTAGACGAAAGGTTAATTGAAAAGGGAGAGTACAGAGAAGGAAAAAACATTTCAATAAACAAATCAGAAGGTCCCAACGTAGGTGCGTTAGAGAATGTATTGGGTAATACAGAAACTAGTAAATTAGGAAATAATATCCAAGATGTAGGTTCTACTGGAAAAAATTATATTCAAAGAGATTCTTATGAACCACTTAGTCCATTATATCCACCTGGTGGATTTCCTATTCCTTGTCCTTCTTCTACTAATGACGCTGCGGTAGATCCTAACTCTTTTGTTAGAACTAAAATGGAAGTGATAGGTAGTTATGTTGATACACAAAATAATAGAATATATTATTTTTTAACAGATTACACTGATTGTAGTCCTCAACTAACTGCACGAGCACCTAGTGATTTTTACGAAACTGTGTTTGGCTACGTATCAAGGGGAGCTATTTGTCAAATAGTATGTTACAATACACTAACACAAGACACTACTATTCTGGTTGAAGGTAGTTGGTTAAATTTTTCTACTACAAATTATATAACAGGAGTAAACCTATTAGAAGACGTACTAGCATGGACCGATAACAGAAATCAACCTAGAAAAATTAATGTAGATTTTGCTTTTGGCGCTCCGGCTTGTTCAAGTAATCCTTATTATCAAAACGAAGATCACGTGTCGGTTGCTAAATATGCACCCGTAGAAGTCATTGATTTTCAAAGTCCTATTCCTACTACAGCTTTAGATATAGAAGATAAAGAATCTTTACTAAAAGATAAAGTTTCCCAATGGAACCCTCCTCACTTTTTAACAAGTATTTCTAATTTAGCTGGCGCGGGTGCGGGAGATGTTACTTTAAGTGATGCGTATTCGTTTGGTGTTCCATCCTCTAGTGACTATTTATGGGAGGGTAACGGTTATTGTATTAAATGTACTAATGTAGATAAACCTAATTCACCAGATGTTTTTATACAAAGCTTAATAAATCCCCCATTAGATATTGTTAGAACAGCAAACATAACTAATAATGCTGTTATAGTGGATGTTACTACACCTACTTATAATTGGGAAGTAGGAGATAAGTTAAGATTTTGTTATTCTAACGTTGATTTTGATTTGACGTTTCCAGGTGATGAAAACTATTTAAAAGATAAATTTCCTAGATTTAGTTATAGATTTAAGTATGATGATGGAGAATATTCATTAATGGCTCCATTTACTCAAGCTGCTTTTGTTCCAGGAAACAATGGCTTTTTTATAAATAATTTTGATTATGATGCTGAATTTTTAAAATTAGAAGGAGTAGCACCTGATGATTTAGCTGAACCCGTAGATAACTGTAGTGTAGGAGATGAGAAAAACGCTGCTGAGACCGGTGTGGTTGATTTCATGGAAAATAAAATAAACTCTATAGGTCTAAAAATAGATTTACCAACTACAGTTGATAAACTTACAAGCGAATACAAAGTTGACGAAATACAAATACTTTTTAAAGATGCCAATGAGCAAAGTATAAAAGTAGTTGAAGATATAAGCAGTGAAATATTCAGTCAACCACCTAGTTTTGTAGTGTCAGGAAGCGCCTGCGGAAACAATTATTTTGATGAACTAACTACTCTATATATAGAAGAAACACTTGGCGCAATGGCTTATGCGTTTTCATATTTAAATAATGGAATATACACAGATTGTGGCACTGATACTTACGCTCAGCTATTTAGAGAAGATGGCATAACTCCTTTATTATCTATTGATGGAGAACCGATTTATCTTACAAGTATTTTTCCTCCAACTGGCTATTGTTACCCTGACTGTGAAGACGCTTTATGGCAAATAGGATTTGAAGCTATTACTGGAGGTGCTGTAGAATTACCTGTAAATGCTTTGTCAGTAGGTGAAAAAATAGTTATAAAAGCACAATGTTATCCTGATCATTATATTTTCGAATACAACTCTATAAAACCTTACAAAGTTCTTCCTGAAGCAGATTTAATTAGGGTTAGCGATAGAGTTCCTGTAGCTGCTTTGAGTCAAGAAATCGTGTCTAATAGAATAGTTTATGGAAATTATTTAGATAAACATACTTCTCCTTTATATTTAGACTATGAAGTTGATATAAATGTTAGAAGAGGAGTTCAGTATGAAGACTCAGACATGAAGGCGTTGCCTTTAAGTACTTTAAAACAAAACAGAACTTATCAAGTTGGAGTAGTATTACAAGATAGATATGGTAGAGCTTCTAGTGTAACTCTGAGAAATCCAGCTCAGTTAATCACAGACAGTTTTTCTAATGACACTGTATTTGCTCCATATTCATTTGGACAACCAGATCCAGTTCAGTGGTTTGGGAACTCATTAAAAATAAATTTCAACAATCCTATTCCATCTGACGGTATACAAGGTTATCCTGGTCTCTGGAGTGAAGATAATCCTTTAGGTTGGTACAGTTATAAAATTGTAGTAAAACAACAAGATCATGATTATTATAATGTTTATGTACCAGGTGCTACAAGTGGGAAAATTACATGGGATCCTATAGGTGCTAGCGCCGGAGGAGCAGCTCCTGCAAATAGACACCAATTAGAACCAAGGTATATTAATACTACAGTTGTTTCTAACATATCCTTATTCGGAGATAATATAAATAAAGTTCCTAAGAATTTAAATGATCCTGGGCCAGTGCAAGAAGTTTTTGGATCTGAAGAAGTGTTATGGAATATTGTCATGCCTAATTATATTGAATCAGCAGAAATAAGCAATCCTTTACCATATCAAATGTCTATTTGGGTAAACCAACAATTTAGTCCAAACTCAGGTGTTTCTTATAGTTACAACTATAACAAAGCTAATGTAACTACTCTTCAACCGTGGAACACGTTAGGAGAGTGGACTAATAGAAAAAGAGACACTGATCTTGAAGATCAATTTTATCCATATTATATAGAAGATATTACAGGTAATGCAGATAGAGTGCCTGTAGATCCTATATTTAAAGCTGATGATAATCCTTATGTTGCTGAGCTAAGTACTCAATATCAAATTGGATTAAATAAAAATGATCAACAAAATTTCCCTGTAACAGCACTTAAACCTCTTTCATTTCCTCCTTTATTTAGTAATGCTCTGACAGTGTTTGAAACTACTCCAGTACATTCTAATTTAGAGATTTACTGGGAAACATCGTCTAGTGGACTAATTAGTGATTTAAATCAACTAATTGATGATGGGTACGCTCCTAACGGAGTTTATTCATTACCAGAATTTACAAGTAGCAGTTTGTTCACTTGGTCTGAATGTACAGTGCCTGGAACTGAAGTAACTCCCAATTCGTTTGAACCTTTTAACGAGTCTGGTTTTCCTTGTGCTGATCCCGCTGCTACATGTGCTTTATTACAATCAAACAATGGTGATTTTTTACCTGCAGATTTAATAGATGTTTTTGAAGTTTTTATAGATTCGTATGGAGCTAATGGACAACCTTTATGGAAATTAAGATTAAAGCCAGGAGCAGATCCCAATGTATTCATTGCTAATGATCTTAGCACTAACCCTCTACAATTTATATTTTTAAGATTAATAATTACAGCAAATGGAACAACAAAAGCTTTTGATAGAGATTTCTTATTAGACAACTGCAGACCTGTAGTTACTGTATATAATGGACAATCTCCTCAAGGTGGTGCTACACAACTTCCTAATGGAGCCGCTCTTACTATTGAGAGTGATATAACATGGCAAGAAGCTGTAAATACATGTGATGGAGATGATGACGATGTTGAGTTCTTTACAGTGAGATTTGAAAATGGTTCTTATACTCCAAGTTTGAGAAATACTGAACTAGTATATGATTGGGAGATAAAAAGTGTAACAAGCTCAGGTGCTTGTAGTCCTTTAACTGGTATAAATAACACTGATTTTTACACAGAAACTTTAGTTGACCCAGGCGGTGAATATACAGAAGTTTCAGTATATCTAACTCAAGATGTCGCTGAACTAATATATGGAGAAGGTGAATGGTTTGGAATGGAACAATCCGCTTGGGATGGAGATCCAGCTAATTTAACTAGTTGTTCTTGTTGTGCTAATTTTCCAGATTGTATTGGGCAAGAGTTAATATTTAATTTTGGAGTTGCTGCTGAAGACGCAAATGCTTCTGGAAGAGGAGATGAAACATATTGGGGTTACGCGCCGGACGCTGGGAACCCTAATGCTACAGATTTAGATATTATATATAAATTCCCTCACCCAGGTGTAAACGGTGATGGTTTCCCTTGTCCAGAAGGATCAACAGATCCAGGTGTTGGATTTGCTGGTTGTACTGGCGATTGTGGTGGTGGTAGTGGTTCTGGTGGATGTGATGATTTAGATCCATGTACTGGTGAATGCTAGGTAATTAAAACTAATAACAAGTAATTATAAAATATGGCAGCAGAATTAGAAGTATCTTATTTTAACACTTTCTTATTGAAAAGAGTAATTGATTCTTCTCCTAATAAAAACGCTTTTTATACGGGTGTACCTTGGGAAGGGGTTAATAGTACTACAACATTTCTTAATAACCAAGGAGCTTGGCCTCCTTTTCCGGTTGATGCAGATACAAGTGCAGGAGATTCTAACTGGGTTGTTGAAGAAGCAAGGATACAAGGAGGTTATAACAATAATATAACAAGTTTAGGTGTAAAAGCTCATATAACTGAAGACGATAATAATCAACAAAGATTATTTAGTGGGTTGATTTATTCAGGGATATTTAATTCTAGAACAGGAATTAACGAATTAAACGTTTTTAGTGTAGGTCAAGAAATTACAAGAAGTATAGATCCAGCTTATGGTAGCATACAGAGGTTATTTGCAGAAGATACAAACTTAAGTATATTTCAAGAAAATAAAGTAAGTAAAGCTTTAATAGATAAAGATGCTATATATGCTGCTGATGGGGTTCAAACTCCAGTTACTACTCAGAACTTAGTTATTGGACAGATAACTCCCTATTTAGGTCATTGGGGAATTAGCAATGATCCTAGATCTTTTGGAACGTTTGGATATAGAAAATATTTTGCAGATAAGAATAGAGGGACTGTGATGAGATTGTCTAGAGATGGATTAACTCAGATTAGTGAATATGGAATGAAAGATTTTTTTAGAGATCGTTTAGCTGAATTATCTGATACAAATAAAACTTTTTCTTTTACTGACACGGTTACTGCAGGAAGCGGAATAGACTGTCTTACTGAAGGTTTTAATTTAGAAACAGATGGACAAAATCTAGAAAAAGGTATGACAATATCTTATTTAGATCCTATAAGTTTAAATTATGTCTCTACTAACGCATATGTTAAAAGTTGGAGAAATTGGAATAATGCAGGTGAGGTTAATTGTTTCGTATTTACCAGTGAAGATATTAGTGCTTTAATATGTGGCATAGCAGAAGCTACTATAAGATTTAACAAAGTTGTTAAAGATAGATTAGTAGGTGGTTGGGATATACATAATAGTAATTATGTATTATCTATTCAAAAGCCGTATACTTCTCCTGATCCAGACTATAATGTTGATTGGGCAGGTTGGTTAGTTGATAACACAGTTCCTCCTACATCCACTATAAAAAGATGGACAAATGATTATTACACATTAACATTTGACGAAGAAGCAAAAGGATGGACTAGTTTTTTCAGTTATGCTCCTACTTCCGTAGATAGTTTAAAGGCTAATTATTTTACAACTTTTGATGGTTTTGTATGGAAACATTACGTTTCAGATGCAATACTTCCTAATAACAGAGGTACTTTTTATACTATGAGCAACGATGCTAGTATTACTTTTATTTTTAATCCTGCTCCTAGTACTATGAAAAACTTTCAAACTGTTAGTTATGAAGGAAATAGTGGTTGGGAAATAGATTATTTTGAATCAGATTTAGAAGGAATGGATACTTTCTTTGAAGTTGTAGATCCACCTCCAGTTCCTGTACCACCGCCATTATGGCAAGAATATAAAGATACTTCTAGCAAAGTATATAGTTACTATGAAGGAGAATATGATACAGCCGGAAACACACATTTAACAGGTGCTTATTTAATACCACCTATATATCATGCAGGTTTCGATAGACAAGAAAACGACTATGTAGCAAACTTAGTTAACAATAGCACAGCTAGACCTGAAGAAATAATATGGGGATCAGCAATGTCTGGGATTAAAGGTTACATAGCAAGAGTTAAAATATCTACAGATTCACTAACTGATCCAGGTGGACCAAAAGAATTATGGACCGTGGGATCTAATTTTGTAGTATCTTCTCAATAACATAAAATAAAATGCAATTAAATATAAGACAATTAACTGAGTCTGATTGGCAAACTTTACCTACGTGGTGGGAAGGTTGGAAAGATTGGACTACTCCAAATAGAGATTCTCTTCCAAATAATGGTTTAGGGGGTCTGATGGTAGAAAAAAACAATAAACCAATTTTAGCAGGTTTCATATACACAACCAACTCTAAAGGAGCTTGGGTAGAGTGGATTATTTCTGATCCTGAATATAGAGAAAATGATAGACAAGAGGCCTTAGAATTGTTTGTTGCTGGAGCAGAAAACGTTTGCAAAGCACAAGACATTAAATATATGTTATTTATAGGTCGACATAAGAACTTGATAAACACATTTGAAAAATTTGGATGGCATGTTGATAAAAAGCCATCTTACGAACTAATGAAAAAAATACAATAATATGGGAGCAACAACAGCAGTGATAGTAGGAGGAATGGTTGTATCCGCAGCAACTGGAGCAATTGCGGCAGCCGACGCTGAAGGGCAAGCTGAGTTATCACGAACTGATCAAAATACATTAAATAATGCTATTACAGACGCTGAAAACACTAGGCAAGATATAACAAATCCTTATGCTAACATGACAAATCCTTATAATAATTTAAGTGTTGCTACTGGTGCTGCTAAATTTCAAGCTGAACAAACAGATATAGCATTGGCTAATACTTTAGACACATTAAGAGCTTCAGGTTCTGGATCTGGAGGAGCTACCGCATTAGCTCAAGCTGCAGCAAAATCTAAACAAGAAATATCAGCAGATATTCAAAAACAAGAAAAACAAAACGAAGATCTTAGAGCAAAAGGTGAACAAGACCTACAAAAAATGCTAGCTGAAGGAGAAAAATGGATGTTTGATCAACAAGAAGAAAGAGAGTTGACTCAGTTAGACAGATTGCAAGCTAACTTAGATCAAGAAAGATTAATAGAAGCAGAATCTAATCAAGCAAAGTGGGAAGCTATTGGAAATATTGGAGGTGGTATTACTGGTGGTCTTGGTGCTTTAGCAACAGATGGAGGATTAGGTTAAAATTAAAATTTAAAAATGGGAACATATAGACAACCAGATATAATTAAAAATTCTACAGGCCTGCAAAGTATGACAGCTGCGCATGCTAAATTTAATGATGATTTACTTAAGACATATGATTCTATGGCTAAAGCACAAGCTAGTAGAAGGGCTCAAACTCAAAAGCTTCAAGACGAATTGGAGAAGAGAAAGGTAAAAGATTATGATGAGTTTAATAAGTCTTTAGAAGCAGCGGGTATCGATCAATCAGATAGTAGTGTTATGGAGACTGTTAAAGAATTAAGAGAAGAATACTGGGAAAAAGCTGGATCTTTGGATAATGCTGACAAAGATTACATGTCTTACTTAAGAAGCTTGCCTGAGCAAATAGCTAACGGTGTTCAAGTATCTGATGCTTTATTTCAAGATTTTGATAAAACTTTAGATTTTGAACAAGGAACTCCTAACTCAATAAATTTAGATCAAGTAGACCCTGCTTTATTAGCCATTGCTATAGATAAAAAATACAATGGTGGTAAAAATATTAAATTTAAAATAAATAGAGATCCAGAAAGTGCTGACTATATGAAGGGATTTTGGACTGTAGATAGAGCATCTTTGTTCGATCCTGACACAGAAGAATATGTTGTAGATATAGATGGAAGTGGAGAGATTGATGATTGGGAAAAAGAATACACTTCTGAAGGTTTTGGTGGTAGTGAGTTTAAAATAAGCAACTCAGGATTAATACAACAGTTTGGAGATCCAAAAAATAGACCTCAATTTTTTCCTACGTTAGGAGATATGAATATAACCAATGATATTGTTATGGAAGGTACAGATACTGTTCCAGGACTTAATGAAATTTTTACAGCAGAAACTATTACCGTATATGACCCAGCAACAAATGAAGATGTTCAAACAAAAAGTTATGGTCCAGCAAGAGAAACGTTAGCTGAAAATTTAGTTAACTATAACTATACTTCAACTTTAAATGATAAAAAATATTCTACAAGTGTATGGGGTCAATCTTTAACTTATGCATTAAATGGATTAGAAGAAACTAATAAAAAACTTGCTTCAGACCCTCCAATCCCTTTAAATGCTGTAGATGTAGAATTAAGAAAAACGTTTTATGGAGACGATCAAGTATACCAAGAAGGTACAGATCCTATAGATCAATTTAAAGAAGGAGGAACAACCTCTTTCGGTCCATATATTGGTTACATGAATAATAGTCAAACTCAAAACAATAATCAAGTTCAGTGGCAAAGAAAAGTTTTAGGCTTAGGTCACAGTCAAATGATATTAGATAATCCTGCTTATAATAAACAAGATGTTGAACATTCAAGAAAACCTCACAAAGCAGGAACTAAAAAGCAATATAGACAGACTTCAGGTCAAAAAAATCAACTAGTTTGGCAAAATCGTTATAATATAAACTATAGTAAAGCAAAAGATTACTATAGTGATAATGACAACCTTGGACCTAATGTTGCAGGTCATCACAAAAAAGGAGATGCTGTTAATGATTTAGTTAAAACATTGAACACTCAAATACCAGGAGGTAAAACTGGTTACTATGTTGGTAGTGATTTATTGCTTGCTCCAGGTGGAAATAAAACCATACAAGAAATTGCGGATTTAAGAGAAAAAGGAAAGTCTGTTGGTAGATACTTTACACAAGCCGCAGCAGATAAGTGGTTTTTTGGTAATTTAGATGAAGCTATTAAGTGGGCTGTAGGTTCAGGTAGTACTACAGTATATAACACAGATAATCCAAGTAGTATTAAAGATGGTGTTGTAGATGCTAGTCTATATGATACACCTGAAGCGTTAGCAACATTGATGACAGATGCAGCAAAAATAGCTCCCCAACAAAGACAAAGTCTTAATACTCCTCAAGCTCAGTATCATGCTTTCGTTCAAGATGAAATAAGAATGAAGATGAGGACTTTAACAGGAACTAAAGCTGAAAAAGCAGCTGCAATTAAAAAGTTTAAAAAAGATAATTGTTTAGCTGACTATAGTACTTCACAAGGGAAAGCATGCTTTAAAAAATGGCAAAAAAATAATCCGTAATTAAATATTATATGGCAGAAGATCTAGAAGTAGAAGAGTTTGTAGAAGATAATAATCAAGCTGACTCACCGTGTCCGGATTGTCCTGATGGAAGTTCACCAGGAAGAGATCCAGATGGTAATTGTTTACCATGTGCTCCGGAAGGAACCGTAATGACTAGAGATGAACGCGGACAAGAAGTTAGTGTTAAAAATCAAAGTGTAGCGGATGAAATAGAAGGGAAAAAAGCTTTAGCTAGACTAGACAAATCTGAAGGTGAAAAACCTGAAAATACAGCTCAAGAAGGTTTAGATGAACTAAACACGATTGTGGAAAACGTTGAGAGTAAAGTTGGGGATGATGCAGATTATGAACTAAATGACTGGGAGACAAATTTATTAGAACTTTCTACTATGCAAGATGAAGAAGGTTCTACTGTTGTTTTAAGTAATGGAGAAAAGGTTTATAACCCATTGAACGAAATAAATCAAACTAAACTAAAACAAGTTATTTCACAGGCTTCAAATGGAGTTGCGGTTCCTGCTTCTCCCGAAAATCTAGGTTTATTAGAAGGTTATGGGTATACTTTTATTGAAATAACACCTGAACTTAGACAAGCAGGTGTAACTTATGAATATATATTAGAATTAGGTAATATAAATAACTCTCCTAATAAAGTTGAAAAAATTCAAACAACTAGTTCTTCAGAAGACCAACAAAAACCTTTAACTTCGCAGGGAGTACAACCTAGTGAGTTAAGATCACAAAGTGAAGGTTTTCAAGAAGATATTCAAAGTCAACTTCCTCAACCAAGCGAAGAAGAGGTTACTGCTAATTTAGATATTTTAGCTTCAACTCAGCAGATGACTGAGAACGAAAAGTGGTTTATGATACAGAACAATGTTGGAAAAATAAATGATTATCGTCAAGAAGAAGGGAATGAAGCTATAATTGTAGATCCTGATGGAAATATTATTGGTATGGCTGGTGTTCCTTTGGGAAATAATAATGTTCCTCAAAGAATGCCTGCTAATGTTTTAGACGAGATTACTCAATTATTAATTAGTGGTCCTGACGTTATACAACCCAGTAGAGAAACATTGTATCATTTAGGGTTAGTACAGTTTCAAGATGAAACATATATGAGTGATAAAGACAGAGAAGCTGAAGAAGAAATGCTTACTAGTCAAACTGGATTCACTGAAACCCCACAAGAAGGATTAAATAACTTGCTCATAGAAACTTTAAATCAACCTAGATTTGAAGGAGTACTTCGATATGTTATAGACAATGACGCACAGGTTACTAGAAGAGATAATCTTTATAATATAATGGGTGTTGATGAAGAAGGAGAATTAACTAAATCAAGACTTGATGGTACTACACCTATGTTTAATGGTAAACCTTTTAATCCTGATAAAGGTACTCCATTACAGCAAGCAGCTTATGTTCAGCAAAAACAAACCTTAAATGCAATAGAAAAGTCTTTTCTTCCTGTTACTTGGGACTTAGAATATGCAGCAGACATGAAGTATAAAATGGCTCATGCTTCAAGCGTAGAAGAATTTGAAAATTTACAATCAGAATGGAAATCATATATTCAAAAACAAGATGTTGATGGTATTGAAGAAGACACCGAAATGCTTTATAATCCGCAAACTGGTAACTTATTTAGAAGAGATGAAATAGATCCGGAAGATATTACTAAGTATAATCTTATTCCATTAGAACAATTTGTACGATCAGAATATGCTTTCACTGATGAAGATCAACTACTCGAAAACATCATGGATCAATCCTTTGATTTAATTGCTGCTGCACAGCTAATGTCCGAATCAGATAATTTTGGATCTCAAATGACTGCATGGAATAGAGATCTCATAGGTGTAATTAATAAAATAGCAGACCAAGGAAGTTTAGATGGATTAAAGACGGACAAGAGGTCTCCATTTATAGGCAAATTAAAAAAGTTTCATTTTCCTGACAGTCCAATTGAACACCAATGGAATAACTTAGTAAACAAACTAACAGTTACATCTAGAGCTTATTTAATGAACTTTGATCCATTAACCTTAGAAAGAGATGGTACAGCAGATGGTTTTACAGATAGAGCTGCTGAATGGTTAGGAGTGGATAACGTATCTCCTGATGAAGAAAAAACTGTCTGGGCTAATCATTTTCAAGAAGATTTTCCAGAGTTATGGAACAGTATGACTAAGGTGGAAAGAGATGCTTTTTATGAAAGTAGCGCATGGAGAAGCTTTGGACAAGGAAGTTTTGATTTTGCAATTATAGCCGCAGAGTTTTTATTAACGAGAAAGTTAGTTGGCGGCACTTTAACTAGAGTGCTTTACGGAGACGCAAAATATGGTTATACAGGTTTAAGAGGAATAGCTACTCAAGCTAAAACTGGAAGTAGTTACAGCGCTTTAGCAACAAAAGTTGGAGCTGGTAACGGTGGTAAAGCTACTAAAAGTATGATTGACTGGAGCATGTATTATGCTGAAGAAGTAGGTATTGTAGCAGCTAATGATGTTATATGGCAGGAAGAAATGAATCCATTTTATTTTCCTATAGGTATCGCTACTATGAGAACGGTATTGAATAGAGCTCCTGCTGGTTTCTTATCTAAGCTAGATGATCCTAAGTGGGTTAAAGCTAATCCTGCAAAAGCCAATCAGTTAAAAAAAATACATAACGTATTAAAGAAAACAGGGTTTCCAGCTACATTAGAAGAAGGTGCGGTTCAAGTGAAAGCTATAGGTACTGGTGCTTTTACTTTAAAAACTGGTGGTTTATTTGAAGGACTTGGGCACGCTGTTGAAAACCCAGATGATTCTGGTTTGATTGCGGAAGCTTTTTTAAACTTTGTTGATCCTAAAGATTGGGCTAATACAATGGGGTTTTTAGTTGCTAATAGATTACTTTTACCAGACAAAGCTAATAGGGCAATGTTTAACAAATTTAAACTCGATGCTAAAAGATTATTAGATGTTGATAGAAGAGGCTTTGCAAGTACTCTAGGTGGCAGTAGAAAGTCTTTCTATGATCCTAAAACTCCTTTAGGCACTAGAACCAACAATATTGATAAAGCGGCTTCTAAAGCAAAGAAAAACAGAGGACTTAATATTGGTGATGAGAGTAATTCTGATAGAATTTACGAAAGCATTAAAAACGATTTTAAACAATTAGGGATTTCAATTAGTGAGATAAAAGGGAAAAGTTTGCAAGAGATTGGAGAACTAATGAGATCTAAAGCTAACCAGAAAAATAATGGAGAAGGGGCTAGTAATCCTGACATAGCGGCAATGACAAAAATTTACGACTTCTTACAAGGTGGAGGAGTTACTGTTGAAAATCTAGTTAATCACCATGAAATTAGCACTGCGCAAAACTTTTCTCACGCTGTTAACGAGACTCAAGCAGCTATACACTTGTATGATAAAAGCACTGCTGCAGGAGCATATGATCCAGATGACTTTGCAAAAACAGCTGTTGGCCAAAAACAAGGATGGGTACCTAATTCTAGAGAGTTACAGTTTATAGGTAATACTAGTAACAACGCTTTAAAAGTAATGTTAACAGAAGCAGGGTGGACTGAAACTCAGATTTCACAATGGTTAGGTAAGTGGACTGCTGTAGCGGAAAATATACAAGCTGCCACTTTTAGATATGGTTTTAAAGCTGGTTCTCCAGAACAACAACAGTATATAAGAAATGAGCAGAAATATACTAATTTAGTAGATATATTAGATGTAGCTAAAGAAGAATTTAAAAACAACCCTAATAGTGTTAATACCTTAAACCTTGAAATGGCTCAAGGAAAAGTTGATGCTCAACTACAGAAACAAATTGACTTAATAACTGAACAAAAGAAAAAGACGAGAGAAGAAGGAGAAAAGCTACTTGACAAAGCCCAAGAAGAAGGAACAGAGGTTTATGAAACTACAGCAGAAGTAGTAGCAAGAATTGATGAATTAGCTGCAAACGACCCAGCTATGGCACCAGAGTTAATGCGCTTAAAAAGAAAAATTGAATATGAAAAACAATTTACTGTTGAAGATAATCAAAAACTAGATGATTTAGATTACGAAATTGAACAAGCCGATTTAGCCGGAGATTTAGATCTTTTAAAAGATTTGCAAGCACAAAAACAATTTATAATAGATAACGCTGCAGATGTAGGTTCTAAAGGGTTCTCATTACCTAACGGTGTTAGTATAGTTAACAAAGAGTATATCGGTAACGAACTTAAAACCATGATGAATTCGAGAATAGGTGATTGGGCTACGGGTCAACATGAAAATATTCACCATTGGGTTAATGACATACTTCGTCAAAAAGGTTTTAAAACAGCTGAAGGTAAATGGGTTAAAGGTGGTCAAGTAAAAGCTAGAGAATTTGTAAAAAAATTCAAGAATCTTCTTACTGAACCTCAACGAGAAATAATATTACAACGTTTAAGTAAAGATGGTAGTTATCAACGAGATCCTCAGGGTAGTATAGAATGGTTAAACTACTATGCTGAAGCTTTACTTAAAGGAGAGTTAGATTACGGTTACAATGACATTGAGCAAATGGCTGAGTTAATTGGATCAGAACTTAAAGCAGGAGCTAAACAAATGGGTATGTCAGATGCAGAGTTTGAGTTATCTCCTGAAGGTATGATGAACTTTCTTTTGGGCTATGCTGCAGATACACGTAAAGGAGGAATGTCTTATAGAGACAAAGTAATGGCGGTAATGGCTGGTAAAAAAGTTGATCTATCTGACAAAGACGTTAAAGAGGTTGAAGCTACAGTTGAGGATCTTGAAGGTAAAGTTATTGAATGGAGCGAAGAGTTAAAGGAATTTGAAGCTAAAAAGAAAGAATTAATAAAAGAAAAGTCTAAGACTAGTCATCAGTACATGGCTGGCGACATGACTAAAGAAGATTATCAAGACAGAATAGATGGTTTGAATTTGAAAATCAAGTTAGCTAAAGATATGATTTCAAATGTTTCTGATAAAGATAGCTCGTTAGAGATAAGAATAAGAAACGCAAAGAATATGGAGATAATAAAAGATCTAAGTATTCCTCAATTTGATTCTAGAAGAGTTAGAGCTGACAACCAGTTATTTGAAGATAACCAAGGTATTTTGCAAGCAGAAAGAGCTAAATATAATCCTAATTTAGGAGAAGGTATTACTAGATCTGACTGGAACGCGGAAATATATAAGTATTATACTGATGCTGTAAAAAGCTACAACCCTAGTAAAGGTGCTTTTTCCACTCATTTACAATCTACTTTAAGCCACAAGTTAGGAAATTATATTGATAAAAACCTAGACAAACTAACTAAAGAATCCGGTGATTACTTTCCACAAAGACCTGATCAGCAGGCGAGTTCTAGTGGTGAAGAAATGACAAATGCGTGGGATATAACCATGCAGCAAATTGATAAAGGTTATCTAACTGAAGGTTCTCCTGAGTATACTTTAGACTACAATATTGAGGGACAAAAAGGTTCTATATCAAAAGGAAACAATAGAGATCGAAGTCTTTCCGGTGTAGACGCTGAAAAAATATTATCTGAAGAATTTAATATGAATACCAATGAAATGATTGGTATGGTAAATGAGGCTTTAGGTAAATTAGGTTTGGAAGATTTTACAATGAAAGGCTTGCATACTGAAAAAATAACTCTGGAAGATGGAACTGAAGTTCCTTTAGGAAGAGCTTTAGAAATGAGTATTAGAGAACAGTTCGGACCAGAAATACACACAGCTAAAGATGGCGGATTAAAATGGGGAGCAAAAGAAAAAGAACATTGGAATACTTTTTTAAATGAACATTGGGAAACTATATATCAACTTCTACCTGAAAATTTAACTAGTGAATCTTTTACTACTAGAGGAGGTCAAACTACGGGAGTAAGAAATGTATTGCTAAACGAATTTTATACTAAAAAAGATAGAGTAGGGGCAGGACAAGGTTTTTCTGATAAAGGAGTTGGTTCTAAATGGCAAGAAAAAAATCCTGTTGATTTTAAAAGTAATATAGATAAAGAAAATTTTATTGCTTTCGTAATGGGAGGTAAGAATAGATTGGAAGCTATATTAAATGAAATGGCTAAGACAACTGGTAATCAACTTGCTAGACAAACTAAAGATGCTGCAACCCAACAAAAAATGTTACAACAAGGTATAGATAAGCCCGAATATGAAAAATATACTGAACAGCAATTCTTAAATAATATTGAGGCTCAGTTGAGGTCTGGTATGAGTAAGATGGCTGATTCTGAAGGAAGAGTATTGTTTTCAGAAGAAATGCAACAGAAAGGTTATGATGAAGTAGCTGAAGCAGTATTGGTATTCAATGATTACAACCAAAAACATAAACCTGTAAAAGGTAAAAATTTCTTTGAATATTACAGGGATTGGAAAGAAGGTGATCGTGAAAATATTCCAGACTCCATGTTAGCAGATATAATGCAAGTGGATATGGATATATTACAGAAAACTCAAACAAAAGCAGGTTCTAAAAGATTTGGACAAAAGTTTACTGAGTTTGTAGGTGAGGAAGAAAACATAAAAAATGTTGGGGCTAACTTCAATAGAAATACAACTGAAGTAAAAAGCATGCTCAAGCGTCTTGATAATCAAAAAGCAACATTATACTCAGAGAAAGATGGTAAGAAAGAATGGGATGAAGACCGATTAAAAAGATTTAATAAAACACACCAAGAGTTTTTCGAGTTCGTAATGACTTCTTTTCCTGAATTAAATAAATTAACTCAAAAAACAGGAAATAGATATGACATAACTAAGGGTAAAGAAATGATTACTCAGATGTTTGGTATCGGTGATAGAACAAGTGGAAATAAAGAAGTTGGTTTATGGTCTGAGTGGTTTAAACCTGAAAACTTTAAAGAAGCTTTAGATAATCCTAATGTATCTCAAGAAGCTAAAGATTATTTCAACGCTATTGATTGGAGTCAAGTAACCGCTAATAACATAGGAGCATTTGGTAAAATAAAAAGTATTTTACAAGGAACTTATGATTCAAAAACAGGAGAGTTAAAAACCAAACCTAGTGCTGATCAACAAGAAAAAATTAACGCTGTTGCTAAAGAACTTAAACCTGAAGCCCAACAAGCTTTAGGAAATCTTTATAAGTTTTGGGCAACAATGAAAAATGATTTTGTTGTAAGTAAAAACAATGGTGGTAAAGGTGATATTGCTGAATTAGAAAATGCTTTAAGTTTTGTTAAACATCTAGAACAATTCAACTCTAATTTAGTTTATGGACCAAGATCAATGTACAATACTAAATATTTCTATGTTACTGAAGGATATCAAGATTTTAGCGTAGACAATCCTATTTATAAAGAAAGATATGAAGATGTATTGTATCAATATAGAGATGTTGATGCTACTCAACCAATTAAGATCGGAAAGAAAACATATGACAACTTATTTAAATATGCTGAATACGCCGCTAAGGAATGGGCTAAGTTTAAAGGAGAACATGTATACGATTCATCTAATCAATCTTATAAAGGTTATGTTGATATATTAAAAGGAAACACAGCTGATGCTCTTAAAACTAAAGATTGGGACTTAATGGTTCAAGTAATGTCTCCAAAAAGAAATTTAGATCGCGTCGATAATCTTTATGGTAGTACTTCTCCTTATAATTATACTAGGTTTGTTTCTGAAAATAAATCTATATTAGAAAACTATATAGATCCAATGACAGGTGAAACTCTATTAGAAACTGTTAGAATGAAAGCTGGAGAGCGCGTGGATGAGATAATGAACAGAGATGTAGATATACAAAAACTACTTGAAAACCCAGCTTTTAAAGATAAATTTGATGTTGTAGCTGTTACAGATGCATTTAATAAATATGATCCTACCTCAGTTGCGTTAGTAGAAACTTTACTAAACGCTATTAAAGATCCAAAAGCTGCAGAAGCTAGTACTGAAGCAGCTAACACTCAAGCTACAGAAAGACTTAATGAGATGGGTGTTGATGTTGAAATAAAGGGTTTAACTGAAACTGAAGCTAACCACGTAACACAAATGAGTGAGGAGTTTCAAAATCATGAAGGTACTGTTGATAAAAAACTAGGTATACCAACTAAAGAAGTTAACGCCGAAGTTGGAGTGTTAAATGGGGTAATGGAAGAAGTTACTGCGGAAATGTCAGATTTTGATGATGTTTTAGGTTCGTCAGATACTATTATAAAATATACTACAACAGACGGAGTTGTACACGAAATTACTCAAGATGTATTTAATGCTAAAAAATTAGAAATAGAAAGTGCTGAAGATTTTGTAGCAGACTCATGGGATTATGAAGGTTTTAATAGCATGGACACGGCTGTTGAAGGACCAGATTTTCAATATCAATTAGATACATGGAATAGACTAGTTGAAGAAGGAAGACCAGAAGACTACTTTTTAATTACTGCAAGAGGTCCAGCAGGAAGAGCAAACTATGTTGAGTGGATGAACAACCACGGGTTTAAAGGTTTTACTGAAGACAATTTAATTACTACTCAAGGAACATTAATTGAAGGGGCTAGTGATCACGTATGGGATAACAAAAAGGTAATCATGGGGTTATTAGAACTAGTTTCTGGTCAACGTGGTAAGTTTTATAATAAAATAAATATATCTGAAGATTATAAACCTACTATAGAAGCTTTTGAAGTAGCTTTAGATCAGTTAGGTTTAGCTGGAGAACAAAGACACATTATTGAAGAAAGTTCTGAACTGTTTGATTTAGAAGACAAAACTAATGCTGTAGATATACTGCTAGAAGAAAGCTTTGGAATAGACAGAATTAAAGAATACTCTGCAGTAAGAGCTCATCAAATAGGAGAAAAATCTGGAAAAAGAACCGGTTTATTAGGACCTCAGTATCAAGATATGGAAGGTTTATATTACGGGCTTATTTCTCCTGGTAAAAAAGGAGAAGCTCAATTAAAATACTTAAATGAAAACCATTTAGATGTTTATCTTGATAATCAAATGAAGCATGAAGGAGAAACTATAAGAATGGGTAAAGAGTATAATGTTCTTAGAGAAGAAAATAATACTATATTAAAAGACAAAGATAAAGTTCTAAAATTAAAAGGAGTAGGTACTGAATATACATTAGAAGATGTTATCAGGATCGGCGCATGGCAAGCTGTAGGTACAGAAATAAATGGAATCGCAAAGTCTGATTTAACAGCTATAAATAATTATTTGTCAGAACATCCAGAAATAGCTGCTTTTTCTCAAAGATTAATAGGTGTTAGTAAATTAGGTACATATGAAGGTATGACTAATGACGCTTCTTGGAAAGCTGGTAGTATTGAAGGGGATTTATACAGCACTCTTAGAGGCTCAGTTAGAGATAATGTATTTCAACCTTTCTATATAGCAGATGCATTGCTTTTCCCAGAAAGAAATGAAAACAAAATACGAGTAGCTAGAGGAAATGCTTTTGGAGATGAATTCAACACTATGAGACAAACCATGAGAGATGGAACTAATAGACTCGGTCAAGGTAATATTCAAGATCAAAAGTATTTAAATTATTTTACACAATGGCAACAAGCAGTGATGAGTGTAAATCTACGATCTATGGCAATGCAAACCACTTCTCTTACTAACTTTATTAATGTATCAGATAATAACATATTTGCAGCAGGTAAAGCGTTTGCTAATCAACCTAGATATTGGAAAGATGTTGCAGAAATTTGGAATTCAGATTGGGCAAAATCTAGAAGAGGTGGTGGAAATGAAATAGCTTCAGCAGAGATAATTGAACTATTGAAAACGTCTAAAGGTAATAAAATGCAAACCTTTTTAAATTACATGTTAGAAAAAGGGTATAAACCTGCTCAAATGGGTGATATTGCAGCTATAGTTTTTGGTGGCGCGCCGTTGTTACAGAATAGAACTCAAACTTATGTTAAAAAAGGAATGAGTTATGAGGATGCGAGAGCTAAAGCGATGAAAGATGTGTACAAAAAAGTACAACGAAATCAGCAATCTCGTCTACCAGGTTTCTTAGGTAATTGGCAGAAGAGCATGAGAGGTAGAATCTTTGGTGGATTTCATACTACACAGTTTGCTTATGCTAGAGAAATAGATAAATCTTTAAGAGATATAAAAAATGGAAGAGGTAGTTTAAAAGAAAATCTATCTAAAGTTTTAAATTATGGAGTTCTTCAACCTGCAGCTTTTGCAGCTGGACAAGGAGGTTTATTCATGCTATTAGCTAGTGGATATAGTGAAGAAGAAGCTAAAGAAATGATGTTGCAAACTGGTAGAACAGCAGGCGGAAACGTTATGCAAGGTTTTGGAATGCCAGGAATACTATTAGATGTTTCACTACAAGCAGGTGAAGAGCTTTATAAACAATCTCAAAAAGAAGGTACATGGCCTGGTCCTGATTATTCTAAAGCTTTAATGAAGTTTTTAAATTTATCTCCAGCAATAGGAGGTAAACTAAAACAATTTTTAGGAGCTGCTAATGCTATTAAGTATCAAACTAGTGTTACTAGAAATGGTAAGAAATATACTATAGATTATAAAGTTTACGATCCTAATAATCCTAAATTTGAAGCTGCAACTAAAAGTCTTCAGGCTATTTTTAATATTCCGGCAGAGAACTTTAGAAAACTATATGCCAACGCTTGGGCTGTAGGTTTGAAAACTATGGATCCAGCAGCTTGGGATGCAGGAGATATTTTAAAAGTTAATGCTCTTATAATGGGCTGGCCAGAGTGGCAAGTTACTAATCAAGCTGATAAAGATGCTAAAAGAGCTTCAGAGAAAAAACAAATATTAGAAGAAAATTCTGAGCAAATGATGGAAGATAGATTTAATAAAGATAATTGGGGAGACAAAGACGATAAAGACCCTTTTGACAAAGCAGATAACTGGTAACAACATATGAAAGTAAATGAGAATACGGAGTTAAAATTAGATTTAAAAAGCGTAATTAAAATAATAGCAATCACAGCTACATTTGTAGGTATGTATTACACTTTACAATCTGATATTGAAGAAGCTAAATCTTTACCTCCTGCGGTTATAGACAGAATTGAATATGATCTAAAACAAGAGTGGCAAACTAATCACATCATGAAACTCGAAGATGAAATAGACGAACTTAGAAGTTGGTGTAGAATAATCGATAAAGAGCTACATGTAAAAACAAAAAAGAAATGAAACATTTATTAACTTTAATATTAACTTTACTTATTATATTGGGTTATTCTCAATGTGATAATGGTACTAATTATTATCCTAGCACTATATATACTCCAGCTGATGATGTTTGGGGTTCTGCTACTAGTTGGAACTATGCAGGTGAAGTTATTAGAGTTAATGTAGTTTCTGGAGATGAATATGAATTTTCTACATGTGATGGATTTGGAGGAGTTTTAGCTTCATATGATACACAACTTACATTAATAGATGAATCAGGTATAGTCGTAGGGTTTAATGATGATTACACAGGTTGTACAGGTTATACTTCATATATAAAACACACAGCTACCTACACAGGTGTCTTGTATGTTCACTTGAATGAATATAACTGTGCTAGTAATTCTACTTCTACTGAAGTAATGATATATAAAACTCCTGCTCCTACTGGAGGAGGTGGAGGTGGTGGAAACTCTAATGAAGTTACTATTGGAGATCCTAATTCTACGCTAGATGATGGTAGAGTTCCTGCTTATGGATATTATGATTATAGTTGGAGTGCTTCTATCTATACTGCTGCAGAACTTGGTGGTGTTCCTTTGAACATAGAAAAGATTAGTTGGAATGTTACTAACGGAGCAACAATGACTATGAACAACCAAGAGATCTGGATGGCAATGACTATGGATGAGATATTTGCTGATGGTACTATGCCAGAAGATGGAGCTGGTCCATGGACACAATGGAAATTAGTATATGATGGAACTATAGATTTTAGATCTGGTTGGAATGAAGTAACATTACAAGGATTATATGGATATGATGGTATACAAAACTTATTAGTTAAAGTAGTTAACAACCATGGATCATGGGCTTCTAGTTATCCTGAATTTCAATATACAACAAAATCTAGTTCTGTAGTATATAATTATAATGATGGTACTTTTCCTGGTCCCTTAGGTTATACTAATTCTATTAGACCTAACACTATGTTTGGTTGGCAAGGTGGAGGTAATGCTTTACCTATAGATCTTATTTCGTTTAGTGCTGAACACTTAGGAAGTGATATACATCCTGTAGTAATCATTGATTGGCAAATTGCATCTCAAGTTAATAACGATTATTTTGAAATACAAAGAAGTGTAAATATTGAACAATGGTACACAATTGAAACTGTGACAGGAGCCGGGAATAGTAATACCCAAATGTCATATAGTGTTATAGATACTAAACCACTGCATGGAATTTCTTATTATCGTCTGAAACAAACTGATTATGATGGACAATATGAATCGTTTCATCCTGTGTCAGTCTCAATCAGTTCAGAAGAAAAACCTATAGAAAAAGTAGTAAACTTAATGGGTCAAGAGGTTGAAGATGGATATAAAGGTATAGTAATACAGGTTTACCAAGATGGTACTTATGTAAAAAAATATAAATAATATGGGACATAGAAATAAAAAAATGGAAGGAGACTGGGGAAATTTTCTTAAAAGAAAAACTCATGGCGTTGAAATTGATGGAAAAGAATATCAAATGAAAGCATATAAAATACCAAGAAGTAAAAAAGCAAAGTCTAAAGGAAAATTAGGATTGTTTGGTATAAAAGATCCCGTACATAGAGAAATGTATAGAAATATAAAGTAGGAACAAAAATAACTGGGCACCATACCCAAAGTTCCTGTAACCAAAAAAGGGGATCTCAATACGAGGTCCCCTTTTTAATTTAACTAAATTTATATTTATTTAATCTCACAAGCTCCACCAGCACAAGCTAGTTCACCTGATAAGTCTGTGTTATCTTCTGTTTCTGTTATGTTTGATAAGTCAACTTGTTTTAACGAATGCATTAACTCTTGATATTTACTTGGATCTATATCCTCAAATGGAGCTTGAGTATATGTTCCACCATCATAAGGTAATACAGATAAACCGTTATAGTATTCTCTATTGTCCCACATCCAATTACCCGCTTTGTACCATTCTTCAGGTTGTAAACTTACAGTTGCTGATACATTATGAGTGTTAGATCCTTTCCTATGACCTGGTTTAACCCATTCAGTTGCTATCTTTTTAACTCTATTTAAAAGATCAAATGGAGACTCAGTTCTAAGTATTGAACCTTCAGGAGCTTTCTGTGGTATAGATATTACAGCGGTATCGTGAGGTCGGAAATATTCATCTTCAATTAACTCAGGATGATGTTCAGCTAAGTATTTATACATTGATTCGTTTTTTCCAACTCTTATCCTACGGATGTAGTAATCATTATGCCACGCATGAATACCTGATGAAGTTCCTAATGCCAGAGATGTAGTCCCAGCAGGCTTTACGGTTGTACATCGTGCGGCTTTGTTAATTCCAATCAGCTTCGCGACTCTTGTGTTTTCTCTTTTTACAAGTTGAGCGGCTTTCTCCATGTCGTATCCTAATACCGTGCCACTCCCTATCCCCGTCATACTCACTCCAATCAGAGCGTCTTTTTCGGTTGTTTCTTGCCATATCTCTCTTAAATAATGGAAGTCAGTGTAACCAGCTTGTAACGTTCCAATGAACGCTGCAGCTTTTACTCTTTCGTTTAGATCATCTTGTGATTCAAGATCTGAAACATTAACTTCACATAAGTTACAAAATTGATAAGGTCGTAATGCTATTTCACAGCAGGGATTTGTACCCCAATCCTTATCATTGTTAAAATAAATTCCGGGTTCTCCGGCTCCACTCTTTTCAACACGATCCCATAAATTCATAAAGTAATCTCTAGTAATTTTATGTCGCATTAAGACAGCAGAGTTGTTTGATCTACCTCTTTGTGGGTTTGTTTCCCACCAGTCTCCAGATTTACAAGCAATCATTTCATGATCATCGGCAGAGAATAAAGATATTAACGCTGCTCTTCTGATACCACCTGCTAATACAGCATCTGCTATATGGCAAACAATATCATGAACTTCTACAGTTGTTAACTGATCTCCATCTTCTTTTGATTGTAATATTCCTTTAAGTTTAACTAAACATTCTTTTAAAGGTTGTGGGCCAGGAGCTTTACCTCCTGACGTTACTAGCTGAGCACCTTTAGGTCTTATATCCGAATAATCGAAACTAATTTTAGACGATCTCCGATCACCCATATAAGACTTCATTAATACTTTAATCGCATCAGCCCAACCTTCAATTGAATCACCAATAAGAAATCTTCTCCTACGCTTGTCATAAGGTTTATTTATAGGAGGTAATTTATTTACGTGGTGGTCTTGAACAGAATACCCTACACCAGTTCCTCCAAGAAGTAAAAACATTACTTCATGAAAAGAATCTACATGGTCAATAGGGAGATAAGCGCAGTTATATACTCTGTTAGGAGATATCTCAATCGGTTTACCACCGAACTGTAAACTACGCATACTTGGTAAAACCTTCTTTTCATATACTAACTTATAAACTTTTTCTATTTGGTCTTTTAAGTCTGGATACTTTTTAATATGCATGTGTTTATTCCTTGTTACTAATTCATCCCAAGTTTCCCTGCGATTTAATTCTGGAATATACTTTGCATATTTCATATACACTGTAATATTAGATAAGATTTCACTTGCTAGTTCCATTCTGTTCTGCTTTCTTTTTTTCTTCTACGTTTTCCTCCATCTTCTTTTTTAGTTCATCGATGGCGTCTTGATAACCTGGCATAAGTTTTAAGGTCTCAAGTGTTCCAACACCTAACTCTCTTAAGTGTCCTATTTCGTTAATAATTTGTTGAAGTACTCTAGTTGCTGCTTCAACTTTATTCTTCATCTCTATTAATGTCTGTTCTTTCATTATATATATTTATACACAAATCAAATAAGGGTAAGTAAAACACATGGGAAACTTTATATTCACCGTCTTCTGTACGGCCGTGATAAGTTCTTACTCCTAATAATATACCAGGATAAAAACCTATACTTAAGTCCCAATCTTTCATTTATATTGTTTTTCAAATTCTATTAATTCTCTATATTTCAAATATCCTTTCTGTTCAATACTCCATTTAATAAACTTATCAACTTGTCTATTTTTGTATTGTATCCTAGCTATTGCTTTTTGTTGGATAGGATGTGGTTTATAGTTGCGTCGCACTCTGCTTGATTTTGTGGTTTGTAAATTGTGTATCCAGGCAAAAACATTTCGACATATCTTTTAAATAGTTTCCATCTTATTGGAAAAGATTCATTAGGTCTACCTTTACATTCTATTATAAAGTCTCTACCTACAAAATCTGGGGTATATTTTATTCCTAAAACATTTTTGTTTCCTCTATTTTTATATTCTCCTTTGCTATTTGCACATCTCTCATATACATCGCTTTGAAATTTAAAAGCATGTATTAGTTCATACGTTTGTCCTTCGTATGTAGCTTTTATATTAGCTTCTTTTAAAGCTTTATACATATAAGCTTCTAGCCCAGAGGCGAAAGAAAGACCATCAACGATAGTCTTCTTTGCTCTAACTGGTCCTTTTTTCTTCTTTTTACCCCGCCACATCTGACACGTAATAAGGTAAACCTACACTTGGTTGTGATTTATTTTCTAATGATTCTTTAGCAGATTGAATGTATAATATTGCATCCATTAACTCTTCTTGAACATCATTAAGATATCCTGCTAGATCTTTATGTCCACCAGTTCTCTCATCGTGTAACGTCTTACCATACTTAGCAAAACCAACATCTGATCGTGATACGAATTTATCTACAACTCTTTCAACAACTGGATCTCTAAATTTAATTTTCTTTTCTTTCATTTTTTTTATTTCATTAAATTCCCAAATAAATAATATAAAAAATCCTATAATTTGTACTGCAATTACAGCCAGGGCTGTCATTCCAAAATTATCCATTTTTTACAAATGTTCCGTTAATCATTTTACCTTTACGGTTTTTGATCTCATCGTAAGCAGCGTCAATGCAAGTTTCAATTGATGTTCCACCTAACATAGCCATATTGGTTAATACAACTACCATATCACCGATAGCATCTACAAATTCAACTTGATCATCCTTAAGTACAGCTCTACCTAATTCGCCAGCTTCTTCCATTAGCTTGCAGAACTGAGTTTTAGTATCACCTTTGTCATACAATCCTCTTGAATCTGCCCAATCCCTAATTTTTTGAAATCTATCTTCCTCTTTAACTTCTAAGTCTTGATACATTTCTCTAGAATTAACAGCTCTTGAATGTGATATTAATTCTGCTTTCATTGCCTCTATTTGATCTAACGCTCTATCAGCAGCTTCCTTAGCATTGACCTTGGCTTGTTTAAGGTTTTTGTTAACGAACTTTTCAAAGAAAGCTTTATTGTATATGTAACATCTTTCTGTAGTGTACATAGATGTTGTTACGTTTTTCATTATCCAATCTATAGTATCTTTGTTTATTTCAAATCTACCATGAATCGTTTCCCATGTTTTACCTAGCTCGTCCATTAGTCTGCCTTTAAGCTTAGAAACAGGTACAGGAAATGTTGAGGTTTGCTCTGTTGCGTTTATATTCATTGTTTTTGATTTCATTTTATTCATATATAAGTTTTTGTATAATTGCCTATCAATCTTATAGCCATAAGACTGTTGAAGTTCTATCTCACGTTTTGATATATAATCTATATCGTCACTGTGATCAAGAACTTCATATTCGTCTGGTTTGTATCCCTGTTGTTTTGTTACCCTATTATTAAGATCACGTGTAACCCCAATCTTTTTACCCGGGATGTGGTATAAATAATATATTATTTTATCCATAATAATTTGCCTTTCTTTGTAATAAGCCATTCTTGTTTAAATCTCTCTCGTACAAATGTAAATTGTGGGCGAAATGGAAATATGAACCCAGTTCATATCCTGTCCTCTCTGCAACAACCTTCATCAGTTCTGAAAAACAATACTGATCGTTACAGAAACCGAACCAGAGATCATTAGATCGCATCGTCACACACATCTGCAGTCTATTATTTACAACTGTAAACTGAACCGCGTATGTACATGGAGTATCTTTACGATACTTATTTATTTCTTTACCATCGTATATTGATATTGCAGCTTTTCTAGTATTAGGGTTGTCTTTTAATTGTTGTACAACTTTATCTAGTTGATGAGCTCTTTCCCATTGATAACCATAATTAGAGTTAACTAATTTTTTAGGTCCTAAAGCCATACGTTCCCATATTGCAGGTACTTTACCATACAGCTCTCCTAATTTATCAACAGAATCATCACCTGACAAATACCATTCCCATTCGGCTTTTGCATAATCTAAATTCCAGTTTCTGTATGGAGCTGTTATATGGTTATTTAATGGTTCATGAATATTAAAGCCAATATTAAATAATGCTCTTGTATTATCAAAAGGTTCACTCATATCTTCATGATTCATTATATCATAAAAATACA